ATCTTAGGGTTTTACTTTAAGGGTAAGTTATGATGAGTCTACTGGACCCCATATACGTTGCGATCCTCGTAGTCCTCATCACGGAGGCCGCGAAGGTCAGAGAGCATCTGTGGGCGGGTGTCACGCATGAGCATTGGGCTAAAGCCCCCGCAGTTGAGGGCTTCCCTGCCTCAGACGCGTTCCACGTAGCATCTGCATTATCGCACTACCCGATAGTCCTCGCGCTCCTATACGCAACAGGGGCCGCGTGGTGGCAGTATGTAGTGGTAGCAATCCTGAGCCAGTTGATCTGGTTCCAGGCTAAAACGTCAAATGGGCGCGATTGGCCGAACAAATTTAAGCAGGCACTACACTTCTTCGAAAGGGAGTAATGGAAAAGCAACAGAGTGCGACACGGGCAGCAAAGAGTGAAGAATCTACCCCGGCATTCGGGGCAACGATAGAGCAGACGCGGGCCGCACTGGAAGACATTAGCGCGAAGAGCCAGGCCCGCATTATGGAGATAGTTGGCGCCGATCCGATCATGCGCGAATTTGACGGCATGCGGAAAGCCCTGCTCTTCGTTATAGAAGGACCACAGGAGACAGAAAATGGAGTGGATGAAGAGCAAGATAAAAAATAAGATCCTTAAGCGTATTTTAATCGCCGCCATCGTTGCTATACTCGGAGCGTTGGGATTCTCTCGCGAGATTGCACGAGAGTTTGCCGAAGAGAGCGCCTCTATTGCTATTGAGCAGATTGATGTCACCCGGTGAGCAGGATTATTACGACAAGCTTCTTGTGCAGCACAAGCAACTACAAGAGGACCACCGCAAGCTGCAACTGCAAGGTGGAGAGTCAAACAAAATCCCACGGGCGAAGGCTTCGCCCGTGGGAAATATTGACAGTCGAGGCGTAAAAGATTCGGGCAAGGCTGGCATGGCTGGCGGCTTAGTCGGCGCGTGGAGTGACGACATTAATTCGCACATCGAGCTGGGGGTAAATGCCGCAGGCGGTACTTTGAAGTTTATCTATAGCGTCACGATGGTCGAAGATGTGGTGGGTTTCTGTGTTGGGTTTCTCGTGCTGGGGCTTGCGACGGCATTCCTGAAGATAGTTAAAAATTACGGATAATAAAATGAAAGCAGAGGCGTGGTTTCAATATCTGATGTCCGCACTGATGGCACTGGGCATATATGTGCTGACAGATATTAAAAGTGAGCTGACTATCGTCAACGAGATGCTCACCAACCATCGGATTAATCACCCCACCGAAGGACTATCGAGCCGGGTGATCGTCTTAGAGCAGCAAATTAAGGCCACTCGTCGTAATGAAAGATAGACCACAGGCCGTAGGCTGCTGCAATTGCCCCGAGGGCGCCGAGCACATAAACGGCGACGGCGTATAGTTCACTCATATGTTTTAACGTGTGGACGCGGCGCATGACTTTGATTGCCGGCGGTGTCCAGGTGAATAAAGCGGTCTTGTATATCCCCGTGCTGCTTTAAGAAGATTCCCGTAAATCCAATCTTGCAGGCTTCTACCATTATTTTATATGCCTTGCTGTGCGTGCAGGATATGTCGCCAGCCTCACCGCGGGAATGTGCGCCAGGCCCGGTAGGCTTCGTGCGTTCGGCTGTGTGCGTCGGGTGCCTATATACGGACGTCATTTGCAGCGGAAACCCGCAGGCCGTGCGCAGTTCTTGCAGTTTGTCCATGAAAACGTCATCCAAGAAACACTCGCCGGTCTGTTTGCACTTGCACTCGTCGAAGCTGAAATTGGGCCAGCGATCTGCCGGCCAATCTTCTTGCGTGTATTTATTCATCTTGATCTGCCTCCCTCTTTTGCCTCGCTGCTATACGATCCTCAGACTCCTTCGCCCACTTCTGCATCATCTCAGGCGTAACCCATGAGGTGTCCACCGTGGTCGTAGTTTGGCTCACGCAGAAGCCATCTATGCTGGTTAGTATAGTATCTCCCATTATGCTCTCGCCTTTCGTAGTATTTCGCGGCACTGCTCTAACTCTTCGTCTGTCACTTGCTCGGCTTGCTCAATCAATAATCGGATCGGCACATAGTCGGGCTGAAATCCGGCGCGTAGATCATCAATGGCTCCCGTGATGTGCGGCTGCTCCCAATCTGGCGCGTAGAGTCGGTGGACCTCCATAATCGCTACCCGTGAGTCTATCGCGTTCTGCTTGATCTTCGCGTGCAAACGCTCGTTAAGCTGGCGCATTAGGTCCATATCGCTCTTATCTTCGCTCATTCCCAGGAGCCTTTCTCTAAGCCGTTGTCTATAATATCCTGCAGGCTTTTACCTTCTCCGCACTTAATCGCATCGTAACATGCCCGGCCAACCTTGCCTCGCTTCCGTTCACCCTTGCCGTCCCGTACGTAGGCATCCTGAACTATGCCGCCCTTCTTTTGATCTGCGCGAGCGTGCCCGAAGACGCCGGTAATATGTAGCCCTCGGCGCCGTGCTCCCCCCTCTGTGCCTCCGTGCCTAATCATCGCTCGCCTTTAGCTTGTTAAGGTCGCACTGCAGCTCTCCGTGTGCAATCCATAGGGCTTTGTTTTCCCGCTCTAACTGCTTGACTCTATTCTCCAAAGTCTCGTCTCCCATCGGGGTCATTTTGGCCGGCTTCTTATTGCCGAGTAGTGCCTGCGCGTCGGCCCGCGTCATAGTTTTTTTGGCCATGTTATTGTCTATCTAATATGGGCAAAAAATTGCCCTATGTCAAGGGAAAAGATAAGGAACGCGGGCGACAATTACGGCAGGAGTGTTCTCCCCTAAGAGACACTTTGCCCCGCTATGTCGCCCGCTATTCGGCCCCCTCTCTTCTCGATTGCTCCCCGTGTTATTTATCGCGTAACACAGCAGCGGGAATATCCCGCCAATCGAGCCCTTGAGGGCCTATCCTAAAAGTGTAGCATGCGGCGCCCGATGGGCCGAGAAGCCCTGGCGTTTCTTATTCCCCAACAAGTTTAGCCTGTCGCCGCATGCCATTATATGTTATTAGGTCCGAATCTAATCCAGCGCGGGCAAAGCGCATCTTTAGCGAAAACTCATGTTTGCTAGTCTTATCGAAATATTCGTCTGACAGTTTGGCCGGGGCTTCCCAGGTGCTACGGGCCGACTGCTTAATTCCTTCGCGCTTTTTATCATTACTAACTACCATCTGCGCGGCTACCATCTTATCCCAACTTTCACGCGTCGCCACGGGCGAGCTCCTTTATCTGTAGTTCTCTGAACTTGTCTACTTTGCGCCAATCGCCACTGGTCCTCGCAGCCATAACAATAGCGTCGTAGTGTGGCACGTCGGTGATATTGGCTGCGATGTGCGTCAATCCCTTAGCTGCGTCGACGTGGAAGCAATGCCCCTTGTAGTGCCCCGCCGGGCAGTTGCAGCGGAACTTGCCGGCGCGCACGTCAACCTCATAGCTGACGTGCGCATGGCGGCTACTCTGGAAGCGATACATTATCGTTCGTCTACCGGAACTGCCCAGCGCGGCAGGCTCGGGGGGTTAAATTTGCCATACTCGCCCAACTCGACCCACGGGGCGTCAAGATAATAAAGGTAGCGACCGACGCCAAACTTAACCGCGGCACGTTTGAGCGCATCCGACAGCGCGCCCTTTTCGCCCTCAATATCTGAGACGCCGGCGCCGTCTTCCTTGGTCACACGCACGCCATTGACGATGATCGACAGCGAGCAGACAATACGCCCGGCGCCCACTTCGCGGTAGGTGTCTTCCCAATTCTCCCAGCCGACGGTGCGATCCAAGCGGCCCATTACGTCCCGTGCGTCGATGTAGGCCAATACCTGCGCCTTCTTGCCGTCCTTAGATTTGCGGCCGACGCGCCAGCTTATTGACTTGGTGGGAAACGGTGCGCATAGTGCGGGGTAGATCGCGTCAATCAAGATCGGCTTGGCCTCTTCGACCTGCGGCACGGGATCGACGGCGTTGTCGGGTGCGCCTTCCTCCCGGTCCATCTTGCGCTGCTGGTCTGCCATTTCTGCTAAATCGCTCATTGCTTTGTCTTCCTCGTCTAAGTAGGTGTCGATGGCTTGGCTCGTGGCGTCAAGCATTGCCGGCGTTCCTTTTGGCCATCTCGGCGTGCAACTTCTCCGAGCGCAGCTCCATGCCGATCATGCGCAAGCCTCGGGCTCGGGTGTTTGCTCCGTCTAATACGTGGTCAAATTCGCGCTCCAACTGGCTCATTTGTGCCATGAGCTCTTTGTCGGTAAGGTCTTCGTAGGATAACATCTACTTGCCCTCCTTACGCTCGGCCCGTAGGCGAGCAATGCGGCGAGCGGTGCGCCGGGCTGCAAACTCGCGCTGCATCTTGAGGTAGGTGGCTTCGCTGGCGTCGGCTGCTACGAGGTGATCTTTTAGGCTGATGGTCTGCATGGTCATTAGTTCACCTCGTAGGCGGCTTTAAATTTAGCCCATTCGCTGGAAACCTTATTCCACGACTTCGGACCTTTTACCATTAAGGTAGGATTCCACGTTTCCTTACGGCTAAGTTTGGTTTTTTTGGAGAAAGAGAAGACCCATACTGCATGCGCATTCTCTCCGGCCTTATACTCCCATCGGCGGCTCTGTGTGTCGGTGAATGTTTCAATGGTCTGCATTTTCATTGTTCCTTGTTGGGGTGTTTGTCTCTCTTGCTTACTAATATCGTGCATTCTTCTGCCCGTGTCAAGCACTATCTTGCACCTTATGCAATAAAAGATTGCCCTTTGCGGAAATACCTATATATTAAGGATATGACCAATACAACTAACTTTACCAAACCAAAACCTTCTTTGCTGGATCTGGTTCAATCATCCTCCCAAGTGACGCCCGCGACTCCCCAGGAACGCGAGCCGAAATCGGTTGGGCCAGATTCAGCACCTTTAACGACTCTACGCGACGACCTGACGTGGAACTGGCCAGAGTTTGCCCGACTCATGGAAGCGGCTGGCTACACCACCAAGACCGCACTGGCGCAGGCGGCCGGCATGCAGCGACAGGAGTTTCTGCGGATCAAGAGCGGCCAGTGCGCGCCTACTACCTATACTATAGCCAAGCTATGTCGGGTGCTTGGATGCCAACCGGGAGATTTCTTAGGTTATGAAGATTCCCCTTGACATAGAAGACTGCCCATAGCATATTGAAGTTCAGAATTGAACCGCGTGGATAGACGCGACAGCAGAATGTATTAAATCCCTCATTGAGCGCTATCCCGCTTGGTGGGGGATTTTTTGTTATCCAGAGGCTTTGACCCAAAACCCTAACGGGAGCCGCAGGCAGGGATGCCGGCCACGCGCTAAATCTACCAGCGTAGAATCGGGATTGGTAGGCCGATTCGCCAGATTAAACTCTGGAACGGGTAGGCGTAGCCTCCTTAGTTTAGCACACTGATTAGACTTTGGAGCATTCGGATAGTGCAGATCAGGGTTAGTATTGAAAGGAGTGTTGGTTATGGACACAGCACAACGAGGCGCCGCACTCACCGCAATAGCGAGCGGCTACAAAAGCCAGAATATACTCAGCCCCGATCACGACGTAGTGGGCGTAGCTGGAGAGCAGGCCGTAGCGACTATGTTCGGCGTAGCAATGCCCGATCCAATCCCAACTGGCCGTGGCGACGGTGGGCGCGACCTACCCGACATTGCAGGTTATCCCCCCGACGTGAAGACAGCCCGCAAGCCTGGGCACCTGCCCGTAGTGGTGGGCAAGCTCGACCGACGCACGCTCTATATATTGTGCGGGTATAGCGACGAGACGAAGCTGGCGACCGTGCTGTGCTGGCAGTGGGGCTCTGTGGTCGAGGACTACGGATGGATCGGCAAGCTCTGCCCCAGGAGTCCCGAGAGCCACAATCTGCCTCGGGCTAAATGCCGGCCGATTGCCGAACTATTGGAGCAGCACAATAAATCTTTGCCGCGCACTTGACATGGGCAATCTTCTGCACTATCTTTAAAGGGAAGACAAAACGCACCCCAACAAGGATAGATAAAATGTTCACCAAGCAATTCGCTCGCAGCCTGGCCGAAATGGACCCCGGAAAATATGCAATGGTCAAGTTCCCGCGCACATTTAAAGGCGACCGAAAAGTATGGATGGCTTGGAAAATATCAGACCTGCGCTTACTGCCGGCCGACGCCAAGGAAGAGGTGGCAGTATGACCAATCGTAAAGACGAGGATTTTCGCGGCGTCGTATGGATGGCGGTAGCAGCGGTGGCTATACTCGCGTATCATATCCTACCTGTTCTGCTATTTCCGGGGGCTACGAATTGAGATATGGAAGCGTTTGCTCTGGCGTCGAAGCGGCAAGTATGGCATGGGAGCCCATCGGATGGGAGCCGGCGTTTTACTCCGAGATTGAGAAATTCCCGAGCGCAATATTGGCTCACCACTGGCCCCATGTGCCGAATTTAGGAGATATGACCGATGCCAAGTTTGCCGAAAAAGCACAAGGAGCTGGAGCAATTGACGTTCTCGTGGGAGGTACCCCCTGCCAATCCTTTAGCGTCGCAGGACTTAGAGGCGGCTTGGACGACGAGCGTGGCAACCTCGCCCTTGAGTTTTGCCGCCTTACTGATCAACTCGCGCCTAGTTGGGTCGTCTGGGAAAACGTCCCCGGCGTCTTGTCATCAGGGGGAGGACGGGACTTTGGTAGCATCGTCGGGGCGATGGTCGAACTCGGGTATAATGTCGCGTGGCGAATCTTGGACGCTCAAAACTTCGGAGTCCCACAAAGGCGCAGAAGAATTTTTCTTATCGGACATCTTGGAGCCAATGAGCGAGGCGCTGCTGCGGTTTTGTTTGAGCGCGAAAGCCTGCGCGGGGATATTAAGAAGGGCAGAGAAGCGCGGGAAGAGCTTGCCCCCTCTGTTACATCAGGCGCTCCATTCAGTCGCACAGGAAACGAGCGAGTAGAGGCACAAGCTCTTGTGCCTTTCACGCCGAGCAGTCACGGATCATACCGCGAAGGGTGCCGCACCCTTCGCTCAAATGGCGGCGACCTGGGTGGTGGATCTGAGACTCTGGCAATATGGCGCGGAGGCGACCAAGCTAACGCCGAGACGCTGGAGAATAAGGCGGGAACGCTCAACTGCAACAAGGGGCAGCAGGGCGACAATGCCGCCCTGCCCTGCGGTGAGGTGGTCGGCACAGTAACGGCTCGGAAGGGGCGTAATAATGGCATTGCTAATGATGATGTCCAGGCTGGACA